CGGTAGACCTTGCCGGGGTCTAGCGGGCGCTGTTAGGTCTCGTCTACCACGAGGTCTGCCACCGCGACCATCGCCTGCTTGGCCTTGGTGCGGTTTGCTGTCATCGTGACGCGAGGCTGCTTGCGCTCGATCTGCGGCGTACGTAGCGAGGTCATGCAGGGGTCCTTTCGTTAGGTAGCATGCCTATCTGTGAAGAGATTACCATACACCCCGGGGTGCTGTCAAGTATTGTTTCTGATAGATCGGTCTATACCGCGCTGGAGACTGTTCCACACGGAGCGTGCCAGGAAGGCTATGAAAGAAAGGATGGTGGCATCCCGGTAGCCGATGCCCGGTTGCAGCCATACAGCATTCGGGTAAGCATCAACAAGCCTATCGTTGACGAGCATCAGCGCCAAACCAAATAAGCAAGCGATGGCTATCCATGCGAGTATCCCCGTGAAGATAGTTCTGATTGCTTCGCGGCGTTTTGCTTTCTTCTCGGCTTCCAGCATTCCTTCGGAAATGTTCGCTGCGAATTTTTCCCATATCGGGTCAGAGCCAGGATTCATTTGGTGCCTACAATCTGGTGGACCCGTTGCCGGGAGAGGCCGAACATGTCGCCAATCTCTTGGAGGCTCATGCCTTGCCTCCGGCACTCCATGATCTCGCGATCCCTTTCTGCGCTTGCCTTAGGTCCGGGGGGCAGGGGACCCCAGGTCCATCCGTTTAATGATTCGAGCCGCCCAACCAGGGAAGGGTCTAGCTTCTTCCTACGAAACCGGTTTCGTAGATACGATACCCACGCCCCTAGCTTGACCTCAGCCCCCCGCAGCATTTCAACATGATTCACGGGCACCAAAGCGTGCCCCTCTCTCCTGACGAACTGGGTTAAAGCTTCGTACCGTTCAGCCCAAAGGGCGTCACTCGAAGCTGGTGTGGGTTTATCAGCCATACTCCCATCATATCGGATTCTGTAGACGTGGGCAACCCTTTCTTGCGGGAAGGGTCTGGCAAATGGGAACTTGTTCGGTCGGCCCTCGGGGTCCTGCTCTAGAATGAGCCGAGGAACGAACTGTTGGGAGTTTAGATGCCTCAGCCAAGAAAAGCTTTTCTAGACAGACAATTGGGGCGACGGCCAAGACGCCGGAGGGGCCTGATCGCTGCTCTGCGCCGCTTGCTTAGCTCTGCTCTCCTCCGGGCAGGCGCTGCCGTTCAGCGTCGTGGCGGGCGTCGCCGGAATCGTTAGGGGGAGCCGTGGCTCTCGTCACTCTGGAAGACCTCGAAAAATATATGGATATGAAATTCTCCGTCACTCAGGCGGAGGGGGCCCAATTCACGTTAGACGGGCTTCACGAAGAGCTAGAGGCATTTCTGCGTCGCCCTATCGAGGTGACCACATTTGTTGAGGACTACAGGGTAGAGCATTGGGTCAACATGATTCCCCCCGGCTCGTCTTTCCGGGATTATCACGTGGGTGACGGCTATTCGATTGTCGAGATAGCAAGCCTTCCCTATACCGTGTATGTGAGGAACTCTCCCGTCGTTTCGGTGACCAGCGTAGTGGTTACGACGCCTTCCGGAACGGAAACCACCTTAACGGAGGGCACCGAATATGTTGTTCGCCGATACGGGGTTGATGTATACCAAGTTAATGGTGATGATCTGGTAACCATTACTTACACGGCTGGTTTGGATGGCACTACAATCCCGATGTTTAAGAACCTGATTTTGCGTGCTTCAGTTAGGGAACTCCAGAATCTTGCGGATGATGTGATCGGGGTGAAAGACCTCACTGCCCGTGACGTGGCCCCTTTGGTTACTGGTTTTACTGAGGAGGAGTTGCGTTCGGTGAGGCGGTGGCGGCGAGTGCGGGTGGCGTAATGGCAAGCCGAATTTGGGTTGACGACCGTGCCCTCACACGCTATTTCGTCGGATTCACGGAGAGGGCCGGTAATTTCGCTCCCGTCTTTCGTTGGATGCGTAAGGAGTTGCGGGAGGCGTTCACCGAGAACTTTCTGAGTGGCGGCGGCATGGTTGGCCGGTGGGCACCGTTGGACGCCGAGTATGGCCGGTGGAAGAGGGAAACCTACGGGCCGCTCCCGAAGCTGGTCGTGTCGGGAAGTTTGTTCCGGGCGGTGAGATCGATGCGGGGTCCGGGGACCTTCATCGGACCCCATCACGCGGATTTCGCTGTGAACCATCCGATAGCCAAGTTCCACCAGTACGGGACATACAAGATGCCGCAAAGGAAGATCGTGTTTGTTCCCCCGGAGTTTGCGTTCCGGGCGGCAGAACGTAGCGGCGAGTATTTGGTTTACGGTGACGGTGCGTCTGGTGTTTGGCGTAGGTTGAAGGGGCTGTTCAAAGAATGATGGAGGGAGCCCACCAGGCTAAATGGTATGTGACCCAATACTTGGCGCATGATTTGCCGTCTAGGTTGATTCGCTACCGGAATGAATGGAATGTGAGCACCAGGGATTTGCCCAACCCTGTTAAGTATTACGATTACGATATTGATGAGGTTGGGCATTGGCCCTCGCTAATTACGGTGGCTTTAAGTACTGGACAGTTGATGCGTTCAGAATTGGGGCCTACTGGTGACCCTATTTATCGGGTTCGTTATTCTATGCGCACCTACATTTGGGCGAGGCATGAGCAGCGCCGCCCGGCTTCTCTTGCCCGTGACCGGCTGACTACGGTGGTGAGGGCAGCGCTCCTCGATCATCCGGCTCTTTCCACGGCCGAGCAGACCACCCATTGTGAAGCCAAGGTGGATGAGGGTTCGATGCGTGAAGAGTTCTCGGAGCTTTTCCCCTTGAAGGGGGAGCGGTGGGCTGCCGCGTCTTTCATCTCCTACGACTTGGAGCTTTACGAAACCATTGAACGTGATCCGCTGTCCGATGTGCTCGCCTGGGATTACATCCTGACTGTCGAACGTATTGCCATGATCCCGTCGGCACCGTCACGACCCCATATTGAGGAAACCGGCGACGAGTATGTGAAGATTGCGTGGCGGGCCCCGGGGTGGGATGGTGGTGGACCTCCGATCTCTGGCTACAAGATTGAGCAGTCGGAGAACGATGGGACCACTTGGGCCACTGCGGTGGCTGATACTGGCAGCACCGTGCCGGTATACACGGTCACCGGGCTCACCAACGGAACCGCATACAATTTCCGGGTGTCGGCGCTCACAAGCGCGGAAACCGGTACCGCCTCTGATCGCAGCAGACCCGCCACCCCTAGCGCTTAACCCATTTTCTTTAGTTCTGCAACAAAAAGATGGGCCTCCGTACTATCCTAAAAACTACAATCGTGAAGGCATGCCGGAAAAGTAGAATCCGGTAATCGGCGACGGTTGTATCATCCTAAAGGGATCGGCAAAGCAGGAAGATTTCGGAGGCTTTAAATGCCGGGCGTTGTAGTCAGTACCCAAGTTCAAAAGGGGCCTTCTGGCCTCGGTGAGGCTCAGATCGGTCAGCTTTTCTTAGTGGGGCTGACGGAACGAGGGGCCCTCGATGCACCTAAAGAAGTCCGCTCTATGCAGGATTACGTCACTTGGTATGGTGACTACGAGGCGGGCAATCTTTGGGCGCACGCAAAGATGTTTTTCGAAGAAGGCGGCGCTCGGCTCAAAGTAATGAGAGTCACGGGGGCTGCCCCGACAGCCGGATATCTTGACCTGGATGACCGGCAGACGACACCCGAAGCGACTCTTCGGATCACCGCAGCCAACGCGGGCGACTGGAGCGACCAGATCGCGGTTGCTGTAGAGGATGGCGTAACGGCTGACACGTTCGTTTTGAAGTTCTACTTGAACGACGTGCTCATTCTCACAACTCGTGACTTGACCGATCCTGCCGATGCCGTCAGTTACGTTAACACCCAGGCGATTCTGGAGCCGCTGGTCACTGCCTCCGACCAGTCCTCGTCCGGTTCTGCCCCCGACAACAACCCGGATGTTGCGGCGGCTACTGCCCTTTCGGCAGGCACCGACGGCGGGGCGGTTGCGGAAGCCACCTACACGGCGGGCCTCGATCTTCTCACCTACCCGGAGGGGCCTGGCGTGGTCGCTATCCCGGGCCAGACCGGTGCGACGATCTGGGCTGCTTTGCACGATCACTGCAAGGACTACAACCGTATCTTCTACTCCGCTTTCGGGGAGAACGATTCGGTGGCCACGGTGAAGGGTGCGGTAGCGGCCATGTACTCGGATGCGGACGCCGAGTATGGGGCGTACTACTACCCGTGGGTCAAGGTTCCCGACCCGTCCTATTCGGGCCTCTACATCAACGTCTCCCCCGAGGCGTATGTGGCTGGTGCCCGGAACCGGGCTATCGAGAAGGAAGGCCCGTGGCGGGCAGCCGCCGGGCTTATCTCTGAAGCCCAGTACGTGTACGACACGGTGGCGGAAGTTGACCGGGCTACCGGCGACGGTTTGGACGAGAAGCGGATTAACGCTATCCGCAAGATCGGGAACAGTTTCCGGGTTTATGGTGCCCGTGCTGTTTCGAGCGATGAGGACAACTGGCGGTACATCACGTACCGGGACCTCATGAACTATCTGGTCATCGCAGCGGAAGCCCGCCTGGAAGACCTCGTGTTCGAGACCATCGACAGCCGGGGCACGCTGTTCGCCAAGATCGAAGCCACTCTGACCGCCCTGCTTGACCCGATCCGTTTGGCCGGGGGCCTCTACGAGGCTTACGACGCTGACGGCAACATGGTTGACCCGGGCTACTCGGTAGAGGTTTCGAACGCGATCAACCCGACTTCGGAGCTTGCTCTTGGCCGTGTCCATGCACGGGTCGGTGTCCGGCCTTCGGCGGTCGGCGACTTGATCATGGTCACCATCACCAAGAGCAATCTGACGAGTTCACTGGCGTAAACAACCGGGAGTAAACACATATGGCGAAAATTGCACAGCGGCAAGTAGTTGCCGAGATCATCCCCAACAATGAGGTTGGGAGAAAGGGGCCGCGGTTCTCTGGGTATTTCGCCCAGGTATCCGGTGGTGAAATCACGTCCGCTGCGGAGAAGGTTTATGACGGTGGGGCCAAGTTCCCCGACCTGCTTTGCAGCACCCCCGAGATCGGGGACGTGACGATCACTCGGCCCTTTGACCCGGATCGTGACGGTTCCGCTTTGAAGCAGATCAGGCAGGGTGTTGGCAACACCTATTACGACCTTACGGTTTATGTCTTGAACTGTGATTTGCGTGAGGCTGGTACGGAGCGGGTGTACGCGAAGGCGCTGCTGGTCGGTTTGACCGAACCGGAGGGCGACGCTGCGTCGAGCGCTGCTTCGACGTTTACGTTGACGTTCTCTGTTGGTTCGGTTTCGGCCATCAGCTAGACAGGTAATGGAAACCTCCCGGTTTGAGTGACAGGGTG